ATGTCCGAACAATTTGGATTTGAAATGAGGAAACATGTTAGACGAGTACGTCAGCGTGTTTTTGAAACAGTTGACGAAACGTCACAACTTAGCGAACAATTAGTACAATTATCAACAGCGGAATTATATGATAGAACCAACAAATTTCTACAGAAATGGGATTGGGTTGCATTTTTACCGTTGCAAGCATTGCAGAATGATGCAAGTGTAACACTTTTAGATTATGTATATAAAAGGAAAACTGATGGTGTTAGATATGCATTCAAATGGTCATACGCTATGTCTGGTCTTTTGACCATGTTATATATTAGTCCAATTTTTGGATTATTGTTGTTATTTTCTGGCTGGTTAGTCGGAGAATATTTAACAACAATGGCTATTCGACATGTAATGATGAAAGAATTGTGTAATCGTACTGACAACATGATAGAAATTGTAAGAAAGAAACGAACTGATTATGCTAAAATGTTGTGTTATGGTTGTGCCTCTATGACGGCTATGTATGCTATTGCTAAAGTATACAATTCGTGGAGAGGTATTGTTAAAGACCATAGTGCGTTGGAACCCACAAGTATGGAAGAAGTCAAAGCTCGAGACCAGCAAGTTAATGTATGGTCTCAAGTTACGCGTAGAGTATTACCAGCTTCAGAGAGCAGTAAATGTACAACTGTTGAGCGATTACGCAATGCAGTGGAACATAATTTGTTATATGCATCTGTTGATGCTGGAGATAATAATATTACTTTTATGGCGAATGTTTTGATGATTACGTCGAATATGTTATTGATTCCTAATCATTATTTTAAAAATAGTGATACGCTGAAATTAACTTGTAGAAAGGTTAATGCCGATGCAGTAGGAGGTCTATTTAAAACACGTATTTGTAAAGATGCTTCAGTACATATTGAGGGCACAGATTTTAGATTGTGCTACTCAAGTACTGGAGGTTCTTATCGTAATTTAATTAAATTCTTTCCAGTTGGAGACATTGTCACACATCCATTCGAGATGATATGGAGACAAAGAAATGGACAATTGATTGTTGCACATGGAAGTTGTGAAGCGAATATAGTATCGAACGGATCATGTAGTTTTAAGGGGGGTTCTTATAGAAATCTTTCTATGAACACGTTCGGAGGATTATGTGGTGCAACATTAATCTCACAGACTAGAACACCTATGATAACAGGATTACATTTAGGTGGAAGACAAGGAACACCATATGGTTGTATGGGAACTTTAACTAATAAACAATTATTAGACGCTATTCAGTATATTAAAAATATTGATGGCGTATTGCAGACTGGTGATGGAGAACATTTTACGCAAACAGTAATGGGTGCGGGTGTTACTACACAAGCCGGTCTACATGAGAAGAGTCCTGTCAACTATTTACCAGAAGGATCACAATTTTCGTATTATGGTTCATGTATGGGAGCTGTTACGTCTAGATCAGATATTAGACGTACCCCAATTTCACATATTGTTACAGAAGTGACGGGAGTGGAGAATATTTGGGGTGCTCCGAAAATGAAACCAGAATGGTACGGATGGCAGTTAGCTATGGCTAATGCCAGTCATCCAGGTGAGCCATTTCCACATAAATTATTAAATGTAGCTGTTCACGATTATAAAGCGCCTTTGTTGGCGTTGGTGAATAAGTTACAGTGGAAGACTACTCCGCTGACAGACATACATAATGTTAACGGCATTCCAGGTTGCAGATTTATTGACGCAATTAATTTTAAAACGTCAATAGGTTATCCTTTAACAGGACCTAAATCTAGATATACTTTTGATTTAGAGCCTACGAAGGAGGGAAATCCGCAAAGGATGTTCACGCAGGAAATTATGGACGATATTGAGCGAGTATTAGCATATTACAAACGCGGTGAGCGTGCGTATACGATTGCTAAAGCTTGCAAGAAGGATGAAGCTTTGCCTGTTGCAAAGGGAAAGTGTAGAATATTTTACGGTAATCCTATATCTCTTACCTTTTTGGTGAGAAGATATTATTTACCAGTTATTCGTTTTCTTCAAATGAATCCATTAGTTTCGGAATGTGCCGTTGGTATTAATTGCCATGGTCCGGAATGGGAGGAATTCCACCATCATGTTATGACTTTTGGTGAGAATAGGTTATTCGGTGGCGATTATAGTAAATATGATCAGAAATTACCTTCGCAATTATTAATAGCGTCTTTACGTATATTAATTGATTTAGCTGAGGTAATGGGTTATAGTCAGGAAGATAGAGACATTATGAGTGCTATGGCTGGCGATATTGTGTACTCCTTGATAGCATTCAATGGAGATTTAGTAGGCTTGCAATCAGGCACACATATTTCGGGCAATTCATTAACAGTGATATTGAACGGAATTAGTGGTAGCCTGAATTTGCGTGCTTATTTTTATACACAATATAGTTCTAGTATTGCATTTCGTGATGCGGCTAAGATTATGACATATGGTGATGATAATATTGGATCTGTTTCAGAAAAATATCCTAATTTTAATATTAAAGGATGTGCTGAATTTTTGGAAACTTATGGTCAAAAATATACTATGCCTGATAAGGATAGTGAATTGATTGATTATTTGAAACCTGATGATTTTGAATTTTTGAAACGATTTAGTGTGTATCATTCCCAGTTGGGTGTAAATATTGGAGCTCTAGTAGATTCAAGTATAATGAAGTCTCTTCATTGTTATTTACGACCCAAGAATGCGCCTCTAACACCCAAGGAGGCGTGTGCCGTCAATATAGATGGTGCTTTACGTGAATGGTTTAACCACGGTGAGGCGGTGTATGAAAAACGTAGGACACAAATGTGTGAGGTTGCTGCAAAAGCAGGTATTACTCACATGTGTACTATGTTAGAAGAATCATACAACGATCGTGTGTTAAATTGGCACGCAACTTATATTGACGAAACTGAGTGATCAGTATAAACATCCGTCAAACTCAGACGTTAAACGAGTGCCAGTTTCAAACCTGAGGCAAGCAAAATTGATTCATATAATTGGATTACCACATATTGTATATTTGTATGTTTATATACATTTGGAGGCTTTATATGATTAAGTGCACGGAAAGGATTCCGTGCAAACATACAGCTCACCCATATTGGATAGGAATGGTGTTGAGTAAATAAATATTATCCACTAGTAAATATATTAGAAACAAAACAAACAACAACGACGTTTATTCTTCTTTAGAAATGGAGAAGGTAGACGACGACCGGGATAGTCAGTGTGATCTTGATAGATCATATCACGGGGACAGGGTGATACACCCTGCTGACATGAGAAAGTTGCATAGAAAATTATCATTATTACGGTATAATGATATTGCGAAGGCATTATCAGACAATGAAGGTTTTACACCACAGTCTGGTACTACAGCCGATGCTAATATAATGAAAATTACTAATGATTCTGGTCATCAAAATGTAGATTTTGGTGATCAGACGGACCCATATATGTATGCGGTAGAAGAAACTATTGATCCAACACGTAAGTTGATGGATTCAGAAGATGCTTCGTTGGGAAATTTTCTTTCTCGTCCAGTTAAGATTGGCGAATATGAATGGGGAACAGGTACATCTTTGTTCGCAACATTAAACCCTTGGCAAATGTATTTGCAGAATGCTAGGGTAGTTAATCGTGTGAATAATTTCAATTTGCTTCGTGCAAAATTGAATGTTAAGATAGTTATTAATGGTAATGGTTTCTTGTATGGTAGAGCTTTAGCTAGTTATTTACCATTTGCAAGTAAGGATACGTTGTCACAAAATCGTGCGCTAGTGCAGCAAGATTTAGTACAGGCATCGCAACAACCACATGTATTTTTAGATCCGACGTTATCGACGGGTGGAAACATGAAGTTGCCATTTTATCATTATAAAAATTATTTAGATGTTCCAACATCAGAATGGNCAGAATTAGGTGAACTTACAATTAGATCTATTAATCCTTTGAAACACGCCAATGGTGCTACTGATCAAGTAACCGTAACATTATTTGCTTGGTTAGAAGATGTATCAATGGCTGTGTTGACAGGAGTTAATACTAATACAATTACTCCTCAGTCTGGTAAGGAAGTTGATATGGCTAATACTAAAGGCTTTATTTCTGGACCTGCCACGGCGGTCAAGAAAGCGGCAACAGTATTGTCAAGTGTACCCATGATAGGACCATTTGCAACAGCAACAGCTGAAGGAGCTGGTATGGTTGCAGACGTTGCTAAAGCTTTGGGATATTGTAGACCACCGGTTACTAAGGATCCAGATCCTTATAAACCAGTGGCTATTTCAAGCTTAGCATTGACTACAGTACCAGATCAGATGCAAAAGTTGACTGTTGATGATAAACAAGAGTTGTCCATTGATCCACGAATTTCAGGTTTGGGAGGTGCTGATCCTTTAAATATAGGTGAAATAGCCAAAAGGGAGTCTTATTTGACTTCATTTAATTGGAATATCGGTACGACTCCAGAAACTATGTTGTGGAATTGTCGTATTGATCCTAGTGTTTGGGCTGAAGATTCATTGACGCCTACAGGATATCACTTTCCCGCTTGTGCTATGGCATCTATGCCATTTAAGTACTGGACTGGGAAAATGAAATTTAGGTTTCAAATTGTATCATCAGCTTTTCATAAAGGCAGAATTAAGGTCGTTTACGATCCTAATTTCTTAATTGCCGCAGATGAATACAATGTCAATTATTTAGAAGTTATTGACATTGCAGACAAAAAGGATTTCACTATTGAAGTAGGTAATGGTCAGCCGACCACGTTATTGACACATACTGAACCTGGATTAGGTTCTGTTACGACTATGTATGGATCTACTACACTGATTTCCAAGGGACCAGGTAATGGTTTAATTGGAGTGTATGTAGTTAATGAGTTGACTACACCTAATTCAACAGTGAATAATGATATTGAAGTTAATGTTTACGTAAGTATGGGGGATGATTTTGAGGTATTTGTACCTACTGATAATTTCCAAAACTTCGTATTTAAACCACAAAGTGGTATGGAGCTTGCTCCTGATTGTGAGAACACACAGGAACCATCTGCACCCCAACAATCTACATCATCTGAAATTGGACCAGGATATACAAACCATGCATTAGTTAATAAAGTTTATACGGGTGAAGCTATTTCTAGTTTTAGAGCTTTGCTTAAACGTTACAATTTACATCAGAATTTAATATTTTCTGGTGGTTTTGGTAATTCAGTTCATTTTGGCAGAAGAAATATGTTTCCTTATTTAAGAGGACATGTAGCTGGTGCTGTCAATCAAACAAAATTTCCAACAAGTGCACCTGAGCCTTACAATTATTGTAACACCGTATTATTGCATTGGGTAACGTATGCTTTTTCTGGTTGGAGAGGATCAATCAGATGGAAACTTCTTTTGCGTGGATATAGAGAAGAAAATAGAGGACCAGTAACGTATATACAACGCGTGGCAGTTGGTGACTCCGGTTACCAAAAGCTAGTAACAGCAGGCGCCGCTTTCACAAGCGATTCTTCTGCTGCTATTAATGTTGTTACACGTAGTGGTGCTTACCCAGCATCAGACCGCCCATTGTCTGGTGTAGAAGGTAGTTTGTATCAAACCGGCCTTATTAATCCAAATGTAGAGTTTGAAGTACCGTATTATTCGCTATACAGGTTTTCCCCAGGTAAAGCTGAGGACTTAACAACCACGTTGGATTATAATGAAGGTTTTGATTATAGAATCTTCGGTGCACTAGGCGATGACACATGTTTTGATGCTCATTGCGCAACCGGAGAAGATTTTCAAACATACTTCTTTACGGGGCTGCCTCCTATGTATTATGAGACTGCTCCACCTATTGCTTAATAGGAAACAAAATAAAATTAGCTACTGTGGCC